GTTATATAAAGATAAGGAAATAGAAGTAGGTAGGTCATATGAATCTCTACCAGAATCTGAAAAGAAGAAGTTTACTAAGAAACAATTTATTAAAACTCAAGTAGAGTTAAATAAAGAGGATATTAGGAAACAGACTATCAATATGATGCAAGCACAACTAAAGACAGCTAGTTCTGATATAGGATATCTTACTAGATGGTTTGCTAGTGCATTAGAAACTAATGATCCTATATTTGCTGCTATAGTAGAGAAGTATCAGTTTATGGACTTTGAACGTCTTACAACTAAGATAATTCCTATGAGAGATAAATTAGTAAATTCCTTACGTAGATTAGAAGGATTTGCTAGTAATAAGTCTAGTTTTAAAGAACTCTACGAATTCATATTAGAGAAAGATAGTAAAGGTAATTTAACAGGTAAACATATAGATAGATTTGGTAGCTGGTTCTGGAATGCTTATGAAAAAGCTCGTCAAGAAATTGAAGCTAAAGAAGAAACTTATAAAGGTGAACATGGTGTTGAAATAAAGAGATGGTTACAAACTAATGCTCCTTTAAGATCTCAAGATTTTAATAGTGCTAAATGGGCTTATATAACTCAACTTCATGAACAAGGTAAATTATCTGATAAAGAAATAGATGATTTAGAAATTAATGAAGGTCTTAGAATATATGATTCATATTATAGTTTAGAGAAACAAGGTAAAATAAATAGAGATGCTAGTTTACTCTTACAAGAATGGTTTCACGATAACGTATGGGAATATAGAGAACCTTCTGAAAAATGGAAAAGTATAAATAAAGACTACTATAACTTTAAGAAATTATCTAAATCTGATCCAAGAGTAGAAATGTTTGATATACTGATAGAAATTAAGGATGAGTATAATAACTTACTTCCTCCATCTATGAGATTAAAACATGGAGATCTTCCTAATATATTACAATCTAATGAGGAAAGATTTAGAAAAGGAGATATAATAGGTACTTTAAAAAATTCTTTTGCTAGACAGTTTGATGTTCTAGTAGATGAAGATAAAAGAGGTAATATTCCTATAGAAGATGAACAAGGGAATAAAAGATATATGGCTCCTATATATTATACGGGTAAGACTAATAAGAAAATAAAAGATAAAGAAGGTAATGATACTTGGGTATTTGATCCTAATGAACAATCTTACGATCTAGCAGGTATATTTTATAGATTTGCTGATATGGCTAGTAACTATTCTATTAAGTATCAGTTATTACCAGAAGTAGAAATGGCTAGTTTCTTTATTAAAACTAGAGATATAAATCTAGTTGATAAGAATGGTAAACCTATTATGAAGAAGTCTGGAAAAGATACCGAAAAGAAATCTAAGACTGAAAATAGAACTTATGAACAATTTGAAGATTGGAAAAAGTCTATTATATATGGGATTACAGAAGATGATATGGGTTCATTTAAAGTGTTTGGTAAAGAAGTAGATATTGCTAAAGGATTAAATGCTTTAGGTAAATATACAGGACTTAACATAATGGCTTTAAACTTCAAGACTGGAGTATCTAACGTAATAATGGGAGAAGCTCAACAGATAGGTGAAGCATTTGCTGGACAACACATGAGTATGAAATCCTTTAATAAAGGAGATACATATTATAATAAGAATTTAATAGGTATATTAGGTGATATAGGTAGTAGAAAACCTGAGAATATAGTTACTTTACTAAATGAACAATTCAGTATATCTATGGAATCTTTAGATCCTAAATTTAAAGATAATAATATAGTTAAACAACTGAGTAAAACAAGTAGTTTATTCTTTACATTACGATCAGGTGATCATTGGATGAAAAATAGATTCTTCTTAGGTATGTTAGAAGAACAAAGAGCTTATAATAGTAATGGAGAAGATATAGGTTCTATATTAGATCAATATTATGTAGATAATAAAACTAAAGAACTTAAGATTAAGAAAGAAGTAGACTTAGAGAAATCTAATTGGACCAAAGAAGAACAATATAGATTTACTATGAAAGTACAAAGTATATTATCTGGTATACATCAAGAAATATCTCCGATAGGACAAGCTGCTGCAGAACGTAAAGCAGTATTAAAATTAGCTTTATTATTCAGAAGATTTATAGCTCCAGGAGTAGCACGTAGGTATAAGAAGTTATCTTATGTAGAACGTATGGGAGATTATACAGAAGGATATTATAGAACATTTGCTAGATTTTTCTCTAATTATGCTAAAGAAATAGCTACATTAAATTTTACATTAGCATCAGAAGATTGGACTAAATTAACTCTAATGGAAAAGGCTAATATAAAACGTACTATAAATGACATAGTATTCTTAATGGTAGCAATCGCATTAGCTACAATGTTTACTAAATTAGGAGATGACGACGATGATGTTTGGGTATATGATTTTATGACTTATCAAATGTTAAGGTTTCAGACAGAGATCTTATTCTTTACACCAAAGATAGATGAAACAATGACAATATTACAATCACCATTTGCTTCTATGTCCGTACTTAAAAATGTTACAAAGACAGTAGATCAATTGTTTAATCCTACTGAAAGATATGAAAGAGGACCTTGGAAAGATCACCTTAAGTTTGAGAAAATAGGATGGGATTTTGTACCTGTAGCTAGATCATTTTATCAAACTAGAGATATAAAAGAACAGATAAATTTCTGGAATAGATAATACATTTTAATAAAAATAGATAAGGGGAATACCGTGCCGCTCCAGCATAGTACTCCCCTTTTCTATTTAACTTAATCACTAGTTTGGACTCTATAGAGGATTCGAACCTCTGGACTCTCTACTAACGGACATTTGTTTAACACCAGTAGAGAGTCTATAGTTAACATCACCTTTTGACCACTCAGGCAATAGAGTCTTTGTCATTATGCAGTTGCTACTGCTGAAGTAAGATTAAATTCATATTTAGGTGTTTCACCAAATAAGTCTTTAAACGTTTCTAATGCTTCAGTAAAAGCTTTATTAGTAGTCTTAACTCTAAGAGCTATACGAGCTATAGTACTGAAATCAGGTTTATTCTGAGCATCAACCTTAGCTTTACGTAAGTCTGATTCAGAAGTTTTAATGTCTTTATACATGTTGAATAATTCACCTTCAGCCTGTATTTGTAATTCTAATGCAGCTTCATCAAGTTTAATAACGTCTGCTTTGTCATTCTGTTTTACCCAAAAATCTACTAATGTATTTGTCATATTGTTTATATTTTAAAAATTGTTTATAATAGTAATAATATTAAATCTTTATTTATTGCTACAGCTTTTCTGTTTTCTTGTACAGATACAGTATAATCTGTTATTTCATAGTCTTCGTCATCTTCCCAATCATCATAATTGGAATTTTCATATTCTAACTCATCTAATTCACATCCTCTACAATTAAAATCATCAAATCTTACAATAACTAATTCACACTCTATATCTTCGTCTATAATAGTACCACAACCATAATCACCATGATATACTCTAGTTACTTCTAATTCAAAATTGTCTATCATAATAGTAATATTAAGATGTTATCTGAAATAATAAAATCTAGATTTTTAGAACAATAATACCATCCATGTCCATCTTTACATCTGCCATTAAGGTCGTGTCCTCTCATATGCTTATCATGTTCTACTCCTATTTCGTCACCATTATATGAAATACATATAATTGTACCATTTGAACGATCAAAACTAGCAATAGGTCTAACTCTATCCCCTACTTTAAATTTCATATTTTTAGTATTTAGAAGCCCTATATTAAAAGATCTATATAAAGTGATAGTTGTATACCACTAAATATAGATCGTTTAACTATGAGGCTAAAAATAAGGTTATTTTAGAAAAACCAATGATATGGATTATTCAAGTTTCTGATTTGATCCATTAAACCTTTACCATTAGGGTATTGTTGTAATTTCTCAATTTCACGTTCTTTTTCAAGTACTTCTTTTTCAGCAGCTATACGAATAGCTTTATTAGTAAGAGCTAACCAAACACGTTTGAAAAGATTTAATGACATAAAATCATCTAATTGTTTCTTATAATCCTTAACAAGAAGTTTCAATTTAGTTACCTCTTCAAGACGTTTAGATTCTAACTGTTCATCAGTTTTATCTTCTTTTACTTTAACAAGTTCTTCTTCTAATTCAGTAATACGAAGATCTTTTTTAGTAATTACTTTTTGACTATCACGTTCTATCTCATCTTTTTTCAAAGAATAATTTTGACGAATAGTAGCTGCTTCAGAATCAAAAGTTTTACGAAGTTTTTCTATCTTTTCAGTAGAATCTTCTACTTCAGATTTAGCTGATTTAAGTTCTTTTTCAAGTTTATCTATTTCAACTTTAAACTTCTTTTCAGTAAGTTTTTCTATATCTAACTTAACAGAATCTAAATTACGATATTCTGTAGTACCTTCTTCAGTTATAGTTCCAAAGAATGTCTCTACTTTTTTACCAGCAATAACACGTACTTGAGGTTCTTTATCTTTAAGTTCTTGAATCTGTTGTTTAAGAGTTTCAATATGAGATTCTTTAGCACCTAATTCACGAGTAAGCACATCTATTTTTTTAGAATAAGAAGCACCTTCGTCTTGTAATTTAAGTATTTTATCAATTAATACGTTACTATCTTTAGTATTTTCCATATGTAAAATTTGTTATATTTGTTATAAAATTATAATGAATCTTCAAAATCTATATCTATTAATTCTTCAACTTGTATTTTAGTAGAAGGAATTATTTCTTTATATAAATACTTATCTACATCAACAAATGGTAAGATCATTTTCATTATCTCATCAAAATTTCCTGGTTGAGTTAACTGTAAACGAGCTCTTAAATCTTCTTTAATACTATTACAGATACTACAATCAGAATACTGAATAAACATTTTAGAATATACTTGACCTTTAATATGATTAATACTTTCAATATTATCATTCAATATTTCTTTAAGGGATTCTTCAGTATGATCCAATACCCAAGGTTTATTGCCATATTTATTTTCAGAAATTCCTTCACCAAGTTTTTCTAATTCTAAATATAATTTACGAAGTTTAATTCTTTTTTTATATAAATCTTCAGCATTTTCTAACTTAGTTTTATGTTCATCAGAATTAAGTATTTCTGTAGCAATCTTATTATATTCTTCAGATGCTTCTATTTCTTTACGTTTATTCTTGAGAATAGGATCAATAGTATCTTTCTCAATAATAGCTAATACACTATTAATTTGGTCTTTCGACATATATGTAATTTCTGTCATATTGTTTTTAATAATTAAAATTTAACGCTTTGTATATATTTCCTGTCCCTCTAGTCTCTTGTTGGAGATTAAATTTAGGCCAGTATTCCTTCTCTTTAGAAGGGTATAATTTCTGTCCAGATTTCTCTGACCAGTAATCTAAAATCTTTTTTGTCTTATGTAAGACACTATATAAATAAGAGTCTTTACTCTCATTCCAGAAGAACAATATCTGTTTTTTTGATATATTTGATAGTTTGGAGTATTGACTTTTTGTAATTAAGTCTTTCTCTGATATTATATCTTCTGGTAATCTAAATCTTGCTATATTATTATCAAATTCAATAATAATAGAATTGTCTGGTTCCGGTGTATTAGTATCCGAAATAAAACAATTTATGAAATGTTCGAAAAGTACGTCAGTATATTTTATTTTAGGATATAATAAAGGTAGTAAGAATATAGTAGTCTTACTTTTCTTATTATTTATTATGTCCATTTATATACAATTTCTTGCTTCTTCAACTAATTTCCAAAATTCTTCTGCTGTAGGATATACACTTATTTGTGCAAATTTATCTACAAAATTCCACAATTCTAAATATCTATCTTCTAATGTATTAAATGATATCATAATATTTCTACTCCGTTATTTTCATAATACTCTTTTCTATGATCCCATTGATCATTGTCATAATGCCATTTAATTTGAGGTAATAATTCCTCTATTTCATCTAAACCTCTAGATAACCATTGTTCAGATATAGATAATACTCTACACTCTGGAAGATCTCCTTTTTGTAATCCTATGATATAAGTTTCTTTCTTATAATTATCTATGTTAATACCTATATCCTTACAAAACTGATATAATGCTAACCAATAGAAAGTCATTTGTCTATAATAACTAAACTCTTCAAAAGAATGTTTAAAGTCTCCTAAATTAATTGTAGTCTTTAAATCTATAAGTTTAATTATAGCATTCTTAGGATCTATTACTACTCTATCTAACATAGATTTACATTTAACACCAGATAATTCAAAGAATATAATCTTTTCATTAAATTCTTCTACATTATTCATTCTATCTTCATCTGTTAAATATAATAATTTATTAGCAGCAACATGTGTTTTAGTACATTCTGTTAAATCTTCTATTAGTTTATTATCAGTATATGTCAAGACATCTTTTACTTCAGATCTCTTCTTAAGATAAGTAATATATTTACTTAATGATTTCTTAAGTTCTATCGCTTTCTCAATGATTTTGTCTTCAGTAAGTTTTTCAACCGAATAGTTGGTTTTGTAGGCGTAAAGTAACTTGTCGTTAACTTTTCTGGCTGGAAACGTGATGTAATCTTCACAAAACTTACGTTGGTTCTCGGACTTAGGTGTTTCATAATCCAAATATATATAGTTTTTATCAAATTCATTTGGTTCTAGTATTTTCATGTGTATCTTCTTACCTATCTCAAAGTATCTCTTACTCTCCTGTTCTATCTCTTTATCAAGCATTTTCTTGAAGAATAAGGGAGATGTTTCAAACCATTTTAGTGATGATGAAGATACTCGTTTCTCACTATAATATTCTTTCTCTGTCATCTAATATTTCCTCTAACTTTTTTATCTCATCTATTATCATATGAGTAAATTCTCCTTGTAAAAGGATTACCACTGTGCCATATATAACAATGAGTATTTCTATATCATTCATTTATTTAACTTTATTAATTCTATACATTGATCTACCTGTTTTTGATTCTTTGGTAAATATAAGTCAAATTTGATATTTTTGTCAGTTAGATATTTCTTAAACATTTTCCAAACTATTTTAAATCTTGGGGTTTGAACCCCTTTAGTTTCTATTATCCAACCATCTCCTATAAAGTCTGGAGTATAAGATATAGATTGGTATTTAGGAGTACGTTTAGATAGTAACTTTCCTCTTTTCATATCTGATTCATATACATTATGAGGATATACAAAGGGGATTTGTAGTATATAACTAGTAAGTTCGTAAGCAAATGGTATAATAGCTTTCTCTAGTTGTTTATAACAATATACTTCTAGACTACTATCAAAGGTTATTCCATTGTAAGTAGGCTTATCCTTTCGTTTACTAGGACTATTAATGTGTTTCCTTCTTACTTTTCTAACCATTTTAATAACTTTAAAAGTACTTTTAAATAGAACAATCTAATTCTACGTTTTAAGTTATTCTTGGGATCTTTATCAATTACTATAGTAGTTTTTTTATCTATTATTAAGAAATCTTTATCTTGCAGTTTAGGTAATACATCGAAAATTTCTCTTATTACAATTGGTTGATTTTTATACCAATTTGTCTTTTTTAATTCAACTAAATTCATTTTAATAAATTATTTAATAGTTCTTTACTATTATCTAATCCATATTCTTTTGTATAATCTGAGATATCTTTAGGGTATTCCTGTGGAATAGATATTGTTTGTAATTCAAATTTGTTTGCTATCTTGTTAGCTCCATTAATTCCAGCTTTATCATTGTCATAGAAGACTACTATTTTAGTAAATCTATCTTTTAAGACAGACATTATCTTCTCTGGAATATTATGGTTCTCCCCTTGAGGAGCAATAGCTTGATAGCCTAATTTATATAATACCATCACATCTTTTAATGCTTTAGTAATTATTAGTAGATCTCCGTTCATGGATAGTTGTTCATATCCTTGAATATCATATGATCCACAATTACTAATCCACTTTTCAGACTTATTAGCTAATGGTTTATATATCTTATACTTGTTATAGATTTCATAGCAATACCCTGGATTTGTCTGTTTATAGCTCCATGATTGAACGATCCCATTTATCCAATACTCACATATAGGAAATACACTAAAGTGTCTTAAATCGTCTCTAAATAGGCTAAATTGGTTCCAGTAATCATCATCTATTTTACAGAAGGGTTTCTTCTTTACAGATATAACTGTTGATACTGTTTTGTAATCTTCTTGTATAGTAATCCCTTCTGTTGAATATGTTAGATCTTTATTACTTATATCAGAGAGTATCTTAATTAGAGCTTCTCTTCTAGATATTTTAAATAACTTAGATACAAACATTATACAATCTCCTGATACTCCAGTAGAATGATCTTTAAACATAAGATTTCCGTATCTACTAGATTTATATATACCAAAGGAAGGGTGATTATCTATATGTAATGGAGAGGTCATTATCCTACCTATATCAAACTTATTACCTATATAATATGAGTATATATCATATTCTGTAGTATGTTCAAGTATAGTTTGTAATGCAGTATCCTCATCTATTAATCTTGTATCATACATTTATTCGTCTTCTAATGGACAGTCTCTAGGAATACTCATATTTTTTGTATAATCAGATATACTTTTATTTGTGAGTATACAAGTTTGATGTTTAAGAGTAACATCATATGAAACATCATGTTCTGGGTCTATCTTGCAATATACTCCTATATTAATTAATTCTCCAGATATATTCCAAGTATTTAATGGACAACTAGAACAATTTTTTATTAATAATTTTTTCATATATTATTCTAGTTTATCAATTCCTATTCCAAAATCTTCTCTTTCTGGATTAAAACTTTTGAATAGTAATAGAATATCTGCTTGTAAATTATTATATTCCCATTCAGGAATTGCTCCTTCATTTTCCAACATAAATTCTTTGTTGTACTTCAATAGAATTATATCTATTTTTTGTGTTAATGTCATATTCAAAAGAATAAAAGGGCTAACTTTTTATGGCTAGCCCTGGGGATATATTATGAGATAAATGGATTCTCTGTGTTACTAGTGAAAGGATTTTGTGTAGTGGAAATAGGATCTGGAGTACGAGTCATCTTATCTATTGACATTTCTTTAATAGTAGATTTCTGTAATTCTTGACTATAATTTCCATTATTGTCCATTCTTTCAATAAAACGGAATTTCCAATAATTTGGAAGAGATGTATATTTTCCGTTAGAATATACAAATTTTGCACGGAGTTTAACTCCTCTATATGCATCTCCAATTATACTAATTGTCTTATTAGCAAAATCCTCAAAGGATATAGCACTAAATATAAACCGATCTTCTGGAATAAAACATAGAGCAATTTGCTTAATACGACTCATTTGATTCATTTCTTTAGTAACTAATTCTTCTGGAGTATTAGCTCTAGATTTCCATTCTGTATGAGAACCTTTTTCACCTGTTAGAGGATCAACGAAATAGAAAGCAATAAATTCGCTTCCTGCATCATTTTTCTTATATTCGATGTTGGTCATCTCAATATTTTCATGAATACCTGCATCTAAGAATGCTGAATCTTTTTGTACCGAAGGGAGATCTTTTGTAACGTTGTACATACTTAATTTATTTTAAGTAGTATTAACAACTTTTTATAAGGCAGATCTGATAACTTTTATAAATTTAGTATTGTTTATACTTATAGTTTGTAATTATTTATTATTTGTTAATATATTTCTTATATGTTGAAGAAAAGCATTGCTATCATTAGGGATTGTATCCGAATCATCTACCAAGAACATTGGTGGACATTTAGCCGAATCTTTACCGTCAGTATTTAACTTAAGACAATATTCTTTCTTCTCATCTTTAATACGCATGTCAGCATAGGTAACAACGGTGAATTCTTTTTCAATCATTCCTTCCCATTCTTTCATTTATGTTAGCTCATACTTTCATATGAGATCAGACTATATCTTTATATCTAAAATTATATAAGGAATCTTTTCTATTTCTTTTATTTGGATTACATTTACTACATTGTTTAGATATAGTAGCAATTGAGACTTTTAATTGTCTAGATGTTTCCGAAATAGAAGGATATTCATAAAGTAAATTAAAATTATTATCATATACTAGAATTATTTTTCCTTGTGACTCTGTTCTAGCTTTTCTAACGTTTAGTATTCTTTGTTCTGAAAATTTCTTTCCTCTCCAAAAATTACCAATTTTAATTTTAGCAGATTCCGGCATTTTAGTACCAAGTTTAGACTCTGCTAGTTTACTCATATTATATCCAAATTCTCTATTATATGATTTATAATAATCTAAATAGTATTGTTCTCTAATTAATAAATTTTCTTTACAATCTACTTGTTCTAATATTCTAATATAAAAGTTTTTTCTTCCATATTTATTATAAGCATTTTGTAAATATTGACTGTGATGTTTATTTTTATTTAGTCTGTATATATGAGTTGATATTCTTTTTCCTAAATAGGATGCAGAACCTATATATACTTTATTATTAATATAGTTTGCAATCATGTAGATTACATTTTTTATTAGATATATTGGCCGTTTCCCAAGATTATTAATCTCAGTACTCTCTTTCGAGATAGTCGTTGAACTTTCTCCAGTTAAGGAGCTTAGCTGCTGATTGTCCATTTTACTATAAATTTATTTTATAGTATATACGAAATTATTATTAAAACGTTACCTTTCACTTTCATAAAAGTTGTAGTTATTTCGTTTTTAGGATGTTCCAGCAATTAGACCAATTTTACAAGGGCAAAGTTACTAACCCTTCACTTTTACACGTTTCTCGATTGCACCACTCTCATTCTGAATCCACTCATAATGAGCTGTTACAAAGATATCTTTTGGATATTTCCTTATAATAAATAATAGTTTACCTATTTCTTCATTATACATATTCTATACGTCAAAATTCTTCTTTGTTTCTCTAGCGGTTTTTAGAACTGAGTCCATATAAGCACTCAATGAATCAAAGACTACTTCTGTTATGTTGGGATCTTTGGCAAATTCGATAAGTTTTGTATAAGTATCTTGCCATCCATTCGGAGTATAATAATTCTTGAACTTATTAATAAAAGGGAGTACCTTTTCAGTATTAATAAATCCGCAGGTTTCAGTATTCATATTTCTAAAGGAATATGTTTTACCTTTACCTGGTGATCCGACAATCATAATTTGATATGGTGTAGTCATTAATTTAATTTAAAAAAGACTGTTAGTTAATTATAAGTTAAACGTGTTAATATTCAAAAGAATAACTAACCAACAGTCTTAAGGGTTAATTATTTTACTAATTTAAGATACTGACCATTATAGTCAACTAATACCTCAAATTTTTCACCTTCAATATTTACAAAATTACCTTTACGGTTATTATAAATATCATAAGTTTCGTAACCTACTTTTACGTAGTTCCAACCAATGTTAACTCGTTCAGACATACGAACATATTGCCCATCACGAATAATATTACTATTATTACGTTTTGTACGAAACGGACAGTATTCACATTTGTCAGAAGATTTCTTGGAGTGATATACATTGTTGAAAAAATTCTTAATTAATTTCTCAATTTTAGAATAGTTTCCATTAACTTTGTATATGTTAATATCCAGGTCGGCAACTTTATCATCATTGGTTTCAAGACGAACGTCATTTTTAGTGAAAACTAAATAATCACCATAACATATATCCCGAATAACATTATTTTTAGTACTTACATACTTCTTGATAAGGTTAATAAGGTCGTCAATAGCATCGTCATCACGAGTATTAACTTTGATGACAAATTCTTTATCCAACACTGATTTGGTAGGTTCTTGGAAAACTAATAATAAGGCAGCTTCTACAAAATTTTTCATAAATTTGATGTTTTATATTATTGGTTTGATATTGGAGTATACTCGTCTATCGAGTTATACTTTAAGTTATTCACAAAGGATAAGATTTTAGGTTCTCCATCTCGATTTTTTAAAAGATGGGCATAAATCATATTAGTTACAGGCCAATGGTTTGGTCCATATGCCTTAATATTTATTATCTCAGGACGATGTAAAACTAATACATAATCTGAACATTGATAAATACTATCAGAACTACTAATATCTCTTCTTTGAGGAAAATGTAACATTGGATTATTAATCCTTTCGTTACTTTCTATTTCCCTATTTAACTGTGATAATTGAATTATCGTTGTTAAACCTATTTTCTTTTGTTCTATAAATAATCTTTGTAATTCGTTTATTACTTCTCTTTCTCCTTGTCCAGACTGTAGTTTCAGAAGTAAAGTATGATCTAATAATATAACTAGCCATTTATCTTTACTAATTAGATCACGAAATACTGTAATAGTATTACGGATTTCATTTACTGTCCCAGGATTATCAACGTAATAAACTGGATACTTTCGTATCTCTTTTGATTCTTTAACAACTCTATCAAAATCGTATTGAGATAGAGTGTTGGATGCTGTATATAATTCTCCTGTAGTCTTCTTAAGTTTGTAACTTAATTTTCTTCCTATCATCTTTGATGAAATCATCTCAAATGTAAAGGATAGGACTACAAAATCTATATTTGGATTTAAATCAAATAAATCTGTTTCTAAACTATTAATAAAAGCACTTTTACCACTCGTACCACTATAGTTTTCACTACCAAATGACGTATAGCGTATTCACCTTACAGATCTACAACTGGTCTTGTTTGTGGTCTGGACTATATCTTATATTTCTTAAAGGGAGTTTGATATAATGTAGATATGAGACTATATCTCATAATTAGAGGCTCCTGTTTTATACCCTTCTACTTAGGGTTTCTCTCAAAAAATATTTCCTGCATCTAGTCTCTACGGCTGAATGTTTATATTACTGTTTAAATAATATATCACTTGAGCAATATATCCAATAATATAAACCCTATGCCTCGGTATTAGCATGTCAAATAAGGTACCAGAGTCTTTAATCTGACTGAATCTTATTTTAATTTAGCTTTCACCGATATTCAGGAATGTTTATTCTCAGGCCATGATTAAAAAACCAGAGATCCCCGCAACTGTCATAATAATGTTGGGTTCTATACCACCATTACATGTATTGTTAAATTTATCCCATCTCGTCTTTAAACTTTTGCTAACTCCTAAACGTCTGTTATTGATGTATTCAATTATTTCATCGGTTGCAGTGGATATATGTTTAAATGTCAAACTATTCAAGTTTATTTCCATACCCTAGGCCTCCATCATTATTAAAAGAGTCTAAATTAGATTCATTAAGGGATTGTTCATAAATTTTCCATTCTTCTGAAGCTAACCATTTTGACAATCTCTTAAAATAGGACATTTTACCCTCTTTCTTTTTGAGTAATATCTCATATCTGAGACACTCAAGGATATGTTGATGTATGAAATATTTATTACTAGTAATTTTAGAATAAATAACTTTACATCTCTTTAGATCATTTCTAAGAAAATCTTTAGTACCATCTGGTCTTATGACAGATACTGGAAACACTTGTACCAATTCATCGAAGAAGTCGCCATTTGCGATTATTCGTAAAAAATCAGGTTCTAAAGTTAATTTAGAAGGATCATACTCGTTTAAATTATTATAGTTTGTAACAAATCTATATAGATTAAATTTTTCAAACAATTTCTTTTTCTCTTCACTATCATACAACGATAGGTATTTAGAGACAAGTTCATATTGTTTGTCATAGACTAATTGTAATACAACAAATTCATCAATCTTAATATGATTATTTATCAATGAATTTACATCTACTTGTATTAACATAACGTTGTTTTAAGTAGCTCATCTGTAGATGTTGTTAAATTTGAGATAAGGCAATTATGAGCTGTTAGTTATTAATATTATTTTCATGTTAAAATCTTTGTTTGTAAGGTTTGATACTTTTGTTATGTTTAATTAAAAGTCTTCTTTTATCATTAAGATTTTTTAGTCTAATAGGATCTACATTAACTTCATAGTCAAATAACTCCATTATACTAACTGAATCAAAATCTTTTGATGTACTCCTATTTCTAGGAAATTTCTGATCTCTTACTATATCTCTAAGTATAAGTAAGTCTGCATTGGTAGGTTCGTAATGTTCTGATATATATACTTGTACTACCTTAATAGTAATGTCTGTGATCATTTTATTATTTTTTAAATCCTACTTTATCATTGGTATCCTTTTCTTCAAGATATACAAATCCTGTATATTTACTTGTTGAGAATCCTAGTATACGACTCACTGACCATTTTGCTTCAAGAACCATAAAATTAGTCAACTCTAGATTAATTTTTTCAGCAATATATTCAGGAGATTTATGAGTAAATCCTAATACTTTAGTTGTCATTTTTCTATTTTTTTGATTATTTTGTTACATTCGTTAATATAATACTCATAGTTGATATTATATTCTGACATTGGTAATTCTTTGTAACGGTTAAACTCTGTATTTAACCATCCTTTTTCAACACTAATTTCTCTACCATCTTCATGACATTTAATAAATGAATTTCCGTTAGTAGATACATAATATCTTACATTTTTTGATAGTTTTGTCTTAATATTTTCATTAGTGTCAAAGTCTACATATCTTTCTTCTAACCACCATCCTTTAACGATTTTAACTCGTTTACAGAAATGGAATATGTTAGTATGATTAAGAATAGTAGTCTCAATTGGAATATTATTTATAAAATATTGTTCTAGTGCATACCTTACAATACGCATAGAGTTATTCTTGTGGAGTTCGAATTCTGTCTCAAAATCGCCCTTCTTTTTGATGTCACCTTTGGTATCTAAAGCAATGTAGTCATTTATAGATGTTTGAATTAAAGATTTATAATCCTTATACTCTAATTGACCTGATTCACTATTACCTACTTTATTTTCCCATTCATGACATATCTCATAATACTTAGTATTAAGATCTTTATCAAATAGACATACTATACCATCTGTATTAGCAGATACTACATGTATATTATTTAATTCCATCTCTTCTATAAGCATTAGAATTTCAAACTGATTACCAATTGTACAAGAGAATTGTACTAATGGATCATATTGCCATGAACTAGGTTCATTAGTCTTGCCGAATCCACCACCATTATTAGAAAGTTTAAATACTTCTTGTATAGAATTGTGTTTAGGAAGTTTAGTTTTCTTAAATAGAGCTTTATGAATAGATCGTTTATCAATGTTATCTTTATATCCTATTAACCATTCTTTTCCTAAATGTCTAGGATATAAT